CTGGCGATTTTCACAAATGGCATTTCACGAGTGTGTTTTTATCCAAATTGTCTAAAATTGTGATGATTATCACTTACTTAAGTGAATTTTTTGACTATACTAACAATTAACCTTGCAAGCCATGATTTTTCCTTAACCGGAATATAAATAGAATGATGGATTACGCCATCTACAGTTGCTTGGGACATTGCTTTAACCTTTTCTTTCGCTTCTTCGAATGAATGAGCGTAAACTTCTGAGCTCCATTTGGAACCTTTAAAGTTGTAAGAAATGGCATAGCGTTTCATTTCATCTTGCATAAGGTACTACCTCTATGTATTTTCAAATTTTTAAAAGTAAGGCTAATAATCAATGGTACTGGCATTTAAAATCTGCCAATCATGAAATTATTGCTCACGGAGAAGGTTACATTAATAGAGAAGATTGCGTACATGCAGTTAATCTTGTAATGGACACCACTCGAAAAACTCCATTTTATGAAGCCTAATAACCAAGCCCTGTTCATCAGGGCTTTTTTATCACAATTTTTAAAGAGCATCGAGATTGTGTATCTCGTTTTGATGTGGATATTCTACTTAAAGTAGTTTTAATTGCAACTAAAATTTGTGCAAAAGTAGATATATTTTCTATTTAAAGTAGTAAATATTTGATTTTGAATTAGATTTATTTTTGACTATTTGCTGAATTTGTGACCTAGATCACAAAAAAAGAGAGTAGATGAGAGTGTGATTTTAAAAAGTGCGGTCGGTGTTTAGCACAAAATTGAGAAGAAATGGCAAAATTGAACAAATGAACTTGTTCAGTGAACAAAATAAAGTGCGGTAGGAATTGCAGGTAAAAGAAAACCGC